CTTCTGTTATTGTATCATAGATAGCAGGGTTGCATAATATCGACTTTATATCATCGATATTATCGGTTTCTTTGACTATCAAGTTTCACGACCTGTTACTGTAAAGTAAATAGAAGTAAGGGCTGAACACTCAACCTTTAAGAATCCACCCGCAGGTATTATCTGATTAACAATGCCTATACCTAAGTCATTCTCACCCCACACAACCACCTTGAATGGTATCTGTGGTTGTTCTGCTCCTGTGCTTGATGTTATGTAAGCTTTGTAGCTTGCGTTAACTGCTGATGTATTAGAGGCGGTAAACGACTCGATAACAATATCCTGACCAACAGGCGCGGAGGCTATCACCTGTGGAGTGTCAACGATAGTAACTGTTAAGTTGTCTGTTATTTGTAAGGTTGCCATTATCTTTCCTCAATAACAAAATTTGAATCGAGCTCAAGAGTCACATTACCATTACCTGAATTATTAGCTACTTCGAATGATATGTAATCATTCGTATCTAAAGCGATATTAACTAAGATGGTAAAAAATGCAACATCACGACCACCAACAAGAGCATTGATCGGTCTAGTGGTTGGTTGAAAGTCAATAAACCCACTAGTCGAGTCATCCCACTTTTTAACCCTTACCGCTATTTCATTCCCTGACGGACCTTCAATAGTAAAGTCGGCCTGAATTTTGAACTCTATAGGGCTAACACCGATATGCCTCAATCTTCCTGTTGATGGCGAGTCGAAATGAGACAATACGCTTGGTGTCCATGTTGCATTTAGATGGTAAAAAGTAGATCCCGCGGCTATTACTGTTGCGCTTTCTGCTGTTGCTGTTTGCTTGCCACCGACAAAGGTATTGCTTATGCCGACGTTGCCTGTCCATGCTGCCGAAAGATCGCTAGGTTGCATGTTTGGAATAATATTACTGTCTGACGCATTAAAAACACCACCTCTAGATATAAGGCACCCGTCAAGCTGCACTGTTGACGCATTAGGAAAGTTAGCGGGTGCAAAATCAAAGAATGAAGCGCTAGCCGGTAGATCAATATTCATGTTAGACCTAAATCTAGACTGCATAACAAACCCTGCGCCCGCTTTAAATAAAGAGTAAGCGCCATCAGCTAAACTTCTTACTATTGAAGTTTCTATAAAGTAACCACCAACCCACGGGCCAGCTAAAGTTATTTCTGGTTTACCCCCGAATCGACCAGTACCAGTTTCTAGACCCTGCCTGTAATTCGCTATCGTTCCGCCTGATGTGCAGTTGTTGTAGTTTATTCTATCTAATTCAAACGCGTTAAACCCTGTGGCATCAGTTATATTATAAACTTGAGAATTCACTCCTGTAATTTCTATTCCGCATTTCTCGCCCAATATATTGCCACTTCCACCAATAGCTGATGTAAACAATGTATAGTTATCGTCCGAACATATCAAATTAGAAACATCAAAGGTTAGCCCGATATAATTAAAACCTCCGGCTGGTATTTCAATGTTTAACCCTGTTCCGGTAAAGTCTATCGTGCCATCAATAAGGTAAACTTTTGTGCTATCAATCGTGGTGCCTAGCGTTGTTGCTATGTTTGATTGGTTGCATGCGATTGTACTGTCTAAGTTGTCATTATATAACTCTGTAAAGTTATCGTTTATTTTATTAGATGCTGAATTTGCAGTGTCACCTAACTTGTCATTAGGTGTCGTTGATGCTGGATTTAAAAATTGCTGTGTCATTATGCTAGTACCTTATCCATTGTCCACTCTGTCGAGTCCATAGTAAACCCTTCTGTGTCCATCGTGAACTCAGGTAAACCGTCTATTTGTTGTTGCATCCATTGTACTTGTGAACTAAAACCGTTGCTATTTGAGTTTTCTAAATCAGCGATAGGGTCTGTACTGCCCCCTAACTTCTGATAGAGTTGAAATAAAACGGTATTCTGTTGCTCTACGAATGCCCTAATCTCTTTATCTTGAAGGAAGGCTTTAGGTATTCTTAAGAACGGTGGTGGGTTTACTGGATTAGCCATTATTTCCCCGCAAGCCTTAAGTCGATAGTTGCCGAATAAATAGAATAGTTAACAGGGTCGGTTGATGATATGCGAAAGATGCGATCATAAAAAGTTCCCAAGTTAAACCATTCAACCTGTAACGTAAACTCACCTAAGCGACCAACGCGAGGCCATGAGCCACCATTCCAAGTGTTGCCGCCATCGTCTGAATATTCAATCATTATACGAGGGTTATCACCTTGACCATCAATAACACCTACACCAGTTTCCATGATGAGTTTAAGCTCTGACATTTGGACGCGCTTACCTCTTGCGTTTAATAGTCCACCGTTAACCGATTGTGTAACCCTTACTCTTTGTAGTGGCTCGCTGTTATTGGTGTATGCATTAAGATCTAAAGTGTAAACATTACCGTTGCTTACATCAGCTACAAATAACTTACCGTAAGCATCTAGGATTGAAGTTCCTTGATAACCTTCAGATACTAAGCCATTGCTAACGCCGCTTGATATTTCAAACCATCCGTTAGAGCCTAATGACTCACTGACTACAAAAGTTTTATTTCCGCTTGGGAATGTAATAGAGTAAAAGTTCTGCCCTTCAAAAGTAAATGTATTGCCGATAGCGTCATCAACTTTAGAATATTTTTGTATTTCATTTGATATTGCATCAGTGCTTATTCTTGTTTTAGAACCTGCCGCAGCTTGATAGATAGCAAAGTCATCGCCTAACCAATAAAAAGCCTCATCAGTCTCAGCAATTGAATTGATAGCAGTTAGCCCAACAGTAAAAATTCTACCTTGTAACTTCTCGATAGGTGGCGATCCTATTCCTGAATTCCACCAGCCAATAATTGACCTAACGCCGCATCGATATATAACCTCATCGTAAACATAATCCCTGACTAGGCCATCAGGTAAGGTTTCTTCACCTACAATATTTAATCCGCTGGCCTCTGCACCGTTACCAACATCAGATATAGTTGTGAACTTATCTTTAGTGTATATAAATTGATTGTTAAGAAAATCAACCGACTTAGCGCCAGTGATATTAACGTTAGTTACTTCGCTGACAGTGTTTGTATCTGTTGTGTATTGCCACACTTTTAAATCAGCAACAATGAACATATTGATGCCATCATCAGCAATAATTGCTCGACCGTTACCTGGTATTGTTCCTCGCAAAGTATGAGTACCATCACTAGCAATTTCATATAATGACGTACCTTTTACTTGATAAAGTATCTCAGCCATACGATGAAAGCCGCGATCAATACCGGTAGCATTACCAACTAACTTTAAGCCAGGAAAGGGCATTAACACGTAAGCGTCTTTGCCTTGCTCATTTAGCTGTTGATACCAATTCTGTGTCCGCTGACTAGATAAAGGTCTAGAACGACTTTGGTATGATGGCCCTGTTACGTTGACAGGTATTGTTTGGAATGTCATACGATCATCCCGCATTCAACGCTCATTGAAGGCGCTGGCCCGTAACGGCCTTTTTTATCTGCTTTATTTGCGCCCTTTATAGCGCCAATAAATAACTGTATGTACTTGCTTGCTTGTTGATCATCTTGTGAATATGAAAATGCCTGAGCTAATGCCCCGTAAAGATATATATTTGGATGATTAGTTAGTATGTCGTTTGTTTGGTTGTCTTCAGTAAGCGGAGTTGCTTTTCTGTAGTATTGTATTTCAATCGTGTATTCAGAGTCAGGTATTCTGTCGAATTGTATCTCATTACCAACAATAGAAAAGAATGTAGGTCGACCACCTGCAACTTGCTTCCTCATTTGCTCAGGAGCTTGGAACCTTAACTCTCCGCCACCATCATCAGTAACCAGCCTAACACTACGCGCTGATTCAAAGTTGTCAGGCAATGATAAGTATTGCCCTGCTGTTAATGCGGTTGAAATTGTTTCCATACTGCGAACAGTTAAGACTTCAGCGTCATTTTCATACATAGCATTTTCAGTTAACGATATAAAGTCAGGTATCTTTACGCCTAAATCCCCACGATGCGACCAGTCAACAATCGACTTATATAATTCATCAAAGTTAGTTAATGCCATTAGATTATGCC